CTGCGGATAACCGCATGGTCAATCTGTTTCCGGAGGTAGTTACCGAGGGCGGTAAGGAAGCAGCGTATCTAAACAGAGCGCCAGGACTTAGCCTATTAGCCACGGTAGGAGACGGCCCCATAAGGGGCTTGTGGTCGTTTGGGTACTTTACTTATGTAGCCAGCGGGACTGAGCTATACAGCGTAGATTCTAGCTGGACAGCCCTTCTCTTAGGCACTATATCAGGTACGGGGCCAGTATCCATGTCGGATAACGGTACTCAGCTATTCATAGCTTGTAATCCGAAGGGTTACATCTATAACTCGTTTACTACAGCTTTCGCGCAGATTACCGACGCAGACTTTCAGGGCGCGGTGACTGTAGCCTTCCTAGACGGCTACTTTGTGTTTAATCAGCCTAACTCACAGAAGATATGGGTTACCAGCCTGTACGATGGTTCGTCTATAAACCCATTAGGATTTGCTAGCGCGGAGGGCTCGCCCGATGGCCTGATAGCTCTAATAGTTGACCATAGAGAAGCGTGGCTATTCGGCACTAACTCCGTAGAGGTTTGGTACGACGCAGGCTTGCCTGACTTTCCGCTAACCCGTATTCAGGGCGCGTTTAACGAAATTGGATGCGCGGCTGCGTATTCAGTAGCTAAACTAGACAACGGTGTGTTTTGGCTGGGCGCGGACGCTAGGGGTAGAGGTGTAGTGTATAGGTCACAAGGCTACAGCGGTGTACGTATAAGTACCCACGCGGTAGAGTACGCTATACAAGGCTACGGCGCTATATCAGACGCGATAGGCTATACCTATCAGCAAGAAGGCCATCCATTTTACGTACTAGTCTTTCCAACAGCTAACGCTACTTGGGTATACGATGCAGCTACTGGCGCATGGCATGAACGGGCGGGGTTCAGTAACGGTCAGTTTATTCGTCATAGGTCGAACTGCTACGCTACCTTCAATAACACATCTATCGTAGGTGACTACGAGAACGGTAAGATATACTCATTAAGTTTAGACGTTTACGATGACGCAGGTTCTATACAGAAATGGCTACGGTCATGGAGAGCGCTACCAGCAGGGCAGAACAATCTAAAGCGTACAGCGCAACACTCGCTACAGCTAGACTGCGAAACTGGCACGTACTATGGCGTAGACGAGACTAGCGCGGTAAACATAATGGCAGATGACGGCTATTACTTAGTAACAGAATCTTCAGAGTTTCTTATAACAGAAACAGCAGAAACACAACCTGGTAATCCACAAGTTATGCTGCGGTGGTCAGACGATGCAGGGCATAACTGGTCAAACGAGCATTGGGTCAATATGGGTCAATATGGCCAATACGGAACAAGGGCTATCTGGCGTAGGCTAGGTATGACCACGAAGCTGCGGGATAGGGTGTATGAAGTGTCAGGTACGGACGCGGTTAAGATAGCCATTATGGGCGCTGAGTTAGAGGCTACACCGACCAATGCTTAATATTACTAATATACCCGCGCCTCGCGTACCTGTAATAGATCCTGCTACTGGGCTAATGTCGAGGGAATGGTATAGGTTCTTTCTTAACGTCTTTGTTCTGACAGGTAACGGATCCGCCACCGTAACGCTAGGTGATTTGCAGGATGGTATTGATACTACGGTTACTACGGCTAATCTGGTAGGAAAGACTATAACCGTAACTAACGGGCTGATAACAAGTTTTGTATGATAGATTTTATGGTGATAGCCGCGCCGAGGTCGGCTACTACATGGACGTCTAACTGGCTTACTACAGATACTACGCTTTGTATACATGACCCGTTGTATACTTGGCACTACAACCAGTTAGACGGATTAGTAAGCAAGAAGTCTTTAGGTGTGTCCTGTACCGGTTTGTTGTGGTTTAGTGAATGGGTTAATAAGCACCCCGCCCGTAAAGTTATACTGCATAGAGACATAAGCGAAGTAAACGAAAGTCTAATGGCGCTAGGGATCGCAGCGTTAGAGGATGGTGTTGAGAAAAGGCTAGACAGCATAAAAGGTACGCATCTGGATTGGCGGGATGTATTCGATGCACCTAAACGGATGTACGAGTATCTACTAGAAAGACCGTTTGATGAAGAGCGCCACGCAGCGTTGAGAGCCATAGAGATGCAGCCACAATTTGCAGGGTTAACCGTTAACAAAGACGCAGTAAGTAAGTTATATAACGAATTAAGGAGCTTATAGCATGGCCTTTATAACAGGATCACTAATATCCGGTGGCGCAAGTCTTTTAGGCGGCATCATGGGCAGCCGCTCTGCAAAGAAAGCTGCGGAAATGCAGGCTCAATCGGCTAGAGAGCAGCTAGCCCTTCAGAAAAGTATGTACGACGAAACAAGTGCTAGAAACCGCCCGTTTTATGATTCAGGCATAGGCGCTAATAACCGGTTAGCTACGCTACTTGGTACTGGTGGTAACGTAGGCGATGCAGAGTACGGCTCTATGACTAATAATTTTAGCATGGACGATTATCTGAACAATCAAGACCCAAGCTATAATTTTATGCTTACTGAAGGGCAGAAAGCGCTGAACGCTCAGAACGCCGCTACCGGTGGAGCGCAAAGCGGTGCGGCTATGAAGGCCGCAGCTAGATACGGTCAAGACTACGCAGGCACTAAGTACAACGAAGCGTTTAATAGATACCAGAACAATAGAAGCAATCTATACAATATGCTAAGCGGCCAAAGCGCAGCAGGGCAGGCTTCTGCTAACAATACAGCTACAGCAGGGCAGAACTATGCTACTGGTGGTGGCGCGGCTATAGGCAACATCGGCTCGGCTAACGCTTCTGGTTACATGGGGTCGTCTAACGCTTATAGCAGCGCTATAAGTAACGCGATGAATAACTACAATAATATGGCTATGATGAATAGACTGTTCCCGCAGAAAGATATGCCTAATAGTAGTTCTGCTCCTTATAGTTCTACTGGCTTTGGTACGGGGCTGACACCACCTAACAACATCAATACCTACTTCGGGAGATATTATGGCGATCAATGACGAAATAGCCGCAGGTGGAAGGCCGATTCAGATTGAGAACCCACTTAACAATATGGCTAAGTTCGCCAATATTCAAAATGATATGGCGAACATGGCGCTGCATAGGCAGAAGATGGAAGCGTCTACGGCAGATATGGCGAGAAAGAATGAGCTATATAACTACCTTGGAAGCGGCGGCAGAGACCCAAACCGTATCTTTCAGCTAGGCGGCGATAACGAGATGAATCAAATTCGCCAAGCAGAGTCAGCTAGGCTGACAGGAAAAAAAACTGAGGCGGAAACAGATAAAATACATGATGATAACGCATCGCAGGCGTTACGCAATATTTCCGAAAACCCGTCTGATGAGGTTATATCCGCGTATAACCTAGTCTATCAGCTTAACCCTAATAATAGCGCAGAAAGGAAGACCAAGTCACAAGCCACAACAGATATGTTACTTGCTATGCCTCTAGATCAACGCCCAGCATGGCTAGCCTCTCAGGGCGCTAGTGCGGCAGACTTGAAACGGCAAATAAATACAACGAATACTGGAGGTAGGTCTATCACAACTTCTACCGATCCGTACTCTGGTGAAACTACTGAGGTGTTCAGCGTACAAAATACACTGACACCGGAGCAGAGGGCAAACACGCCTGTTGAGGTAGTAGACGCTCTAGATGCGCGAGATATGGCCGCGGCGGGGTTAACACCGAAGAGCACTACCGTAAATGGCGTAACTACTTCACCGCTACCAGACGACGCCAGAGCTAAATATGACGCTGCGACCACTAATCTAAGGGCAGCCCAACAACAAGCACGGTCAGATAAACAGCCTCTTGGTCCGGCGGAAAGGCTGATAAAAGACTATAACGTAATGTTAAAGACGAGGTCACCTGACGATCCTGAAATGAAGGATATGCGAGCGCAGATAGAGCATTACCGGTCATTCGCGCCGCCTGCTAGGACTGACATTAAGGTAAATTCCTACGAGCCTGCGAGCGTAGCAGCGCAAAAAGATTATATGAGCGAAGTTAGCAAGACCCGCGCGTTGCTTAGAAATTCAAAAGGCGTTATCGACAACATAGACAAAGCAATAGCTTTAATCCCATCGTCTGCACAATTTATGGGGACTGGAGGCGAACCGTTACTTAACGCAGCAGTGTTCCTAAATAATAGGCTGGGGCTTAGCATAGATACGAAGGGTGTTACCAGCGCATCTGAGCTACGTACTCGTATGTTCTTTAATATAATGGATAACCTAAGGAAGGTAGACCCGACGCCAACACAAAAACAACAAGATACTCTGCAAGAAGCATTAGGTAGTATAGGTTTGGATCCAAACGCATTACCTAAGGTACTAAGAGCGTTCCAAGACGTAATTAGAAGTAAGGTAGAGGACTATAATAAAGACGTTACTGACGCAGAAAAAAGAGGCGTTAAGTTCCCCTTCAAGCCTCAGATTGATCTAGGAGCATATGGTGGGCGTATGCCTCCTACTTCAGCCGCAGTAGAGTATCTTAAAGCTAATCCAAGTATCCGAGCATACTTTGAAGATAAATTTGGCCCAGGTTCTGCGGATGAATTTTTAGATAAGGGGAAATAAATGGCTAAAACAACGTCGGCTGACGGAAGCGGTGTATTTTTTTCTAATGTTTTTGACCAGTTTGACCCTCCTCCGGCAGCAAACCCGTTTGACCAGTTTGATGTTAAGCTAGCTCCTGCGCCAGTAGTCGCTAAACCAGAACTATCGTGGAGCGAAGTGCCTGGCCTCGCGTGGGAGAATAAAGGCCGCAGCGCCAAGAAGTTTGCTACTGGACTAGGCGAAGCGGCTTTAGATATTCCTGGGGCTGTTGGGTCGCTTCTTAATCTAGGGGCTGGAACTTTACAAAATGCCCTTCCTAGCGTTGTAGTGGACTTCATAAATAAAGTTGACGCTAACAACCCCGCAGCTACGCAATCTGCTCAACGTGCTGTAAACGCAGCTAACGCTGTAGGCGGTGATCTTGCTAATAAATACGGAACTATGGAAAGGATTAAGCGTACCGCAGCGGACGATCCTGTAGGCTTTGCGGGCGATATGTCTATACTCCTTACCGGCGGCGCAGGCGCAGCGAGGCTAGGGGGCAGAGCAGCCGAGTTTGCTGGCGCTCCGAATGTTGCACAGGCAGCTCAGACCGGTGCTAATGCTCTTAATACCGCCGCTAAGTATACTAATCCAGTTAACGCGCTAGTCGCGCCTATTAATAAAGCAGTACAGATGGCTGGGCCAACTGTAGAGGAGCTAGCTACACTTAAAGCTCAAAATGCTGTACGCGATGCTACTGTTGCCGACGCCCAAAAATTAGGGTTTAAGCTACCACCTGGAAGTGTGGGCGCGACAGCTAAAAATGTTATGCTGGAAAAAACAGCAGGTAAGTCTAAGCTAGAACAACAAATGTCGGTTCATAACCAAACAGTAACAGATAGTATCGCGCGTAAAGAACTTGGTCTATCCAATACTGCGCCGTTAACTGAAAAGACTATGCAGGATATTAGGGCTGAAGAATATAAAAAAGGATACGGGCCTGTAAAAGCTATAGGACGGGTTGAGACTGACAAGCAGTACGCTGCTGATCTAGGCAAACTTAAAGATGATTTTACTGGCGCGGCTAAGTCGTTTCCTGAAGCAGTGCCAGACACAGTAGGTAAGCTAATTGATACCTACGGCAAGACTGAATTTACATCTGCTGATGCGGTTACAGTATCGAGGAATCTTAGAGCTGAAGCTAGCGCTAACTTTAGAAAGGGCGAAAATGCTTTGGCAAAAGCACAGTTAGGTATATCTAACGCTTTGGAGAACCAGATAGAACGCGCATTGGGCGACTCTACCCTGCTAGACGCCTTTAGAGCTTCCCGTAAACGTATGGCTATTAGCCATACTATAGAGGATGCGTTACATTTAGGTGCTGGGCGCGTAGACCTAAAAGGGCTTGCTAAAGACCTCAGATCAGGTGATTTCCTATCAGGGGATTTAAAGAAAGCCGCAGAGTTTGCCAATACCTTTCCGCGGGTTGCTCAGTCGCCTAGCTCTTTTGGAACTGCTGGAGCGCAGGCTATGATAGGTTCAACTGATGTAGGTACAGCTTTAGGCGGGCTGTTAGGTTATGCGCTTGGCGGTGGGCCTGAAGCGATAGGCTTAGGCGCCGCCGCCGGTAGGTTTACGCCGCCTATGGCGGCTGCTGCAACCAGAGCATTTTTGCAGTCTGATAAAGGCCAAAAAAACGCCATACCCACTTACTTACAAAATAAGCTTATATCACCCGACAAAGGCTATTTGTCCGCCAGAAATGCGCTTATAGCGGAGCAAGCCGGTAATTATAACGCTGAGATAAAAAAAACACGTACATCAACCAAAGGGATTCCGCAATGACAGGGCAAGAACTATTCAACTACGTAGGTGGTGCTTTACTCACTGTACTTGGGTGGCTTGGGCGGCAGTTATGGGACGCGGTTGCAGAGTTAAAGAAAGACGTTAAGGAGATAGAAGTTAGTCTACCAACTAACTACGTATCGAAGGATACGATGGAAGCAAGGTTTGACAGGCTTGAAAGTATGCTTACGCGATTGGGCGATAAAATTGACGGAAAGGTAGACAAATGAAATACATAATTCTTAGCTTTATGCTGTTTGGAAACGCTGTGGCGGGAACGCTTACTATATGCCATGATACAAATTTTGCTTTATGCGAGTCTTCTATAGGGCATCCTACAGGCAAGATGATTACCGTTATGGGCGCAAACGGGGTGAAGTCTCAGTATCCTGAAATGGCAGTAAACTGCCCCATAGTTAAAGGTGATTCCGTAGCCTTTCTAGAAACTGGCACGATGGGTAAAAGCTGCGTAAGCAAAGATAAGAATGTTGTTTACTCACTCTGGTCACCGATTCAGATATTCCCCCAAGAGGGTAACGCTTACTCGACTAAGAACATAAGGGTACAAAAAGCTGAGATAGTTAAATGCCCAACCAGTACAGCCAATACATTCTCTCAATGTTTTAGTATGGCTTGCAAGGTAGGTAAAGTTATAAACGGTGTACCAACAGCAGACTGTCTATGCCCTCAGAACACTAACATAGAGGAAACAGCAGCCGTACCAGCAGGTACAGCTTACACTACCGCAGCAGGACAGTTTAACCACAATGGCGGGGATGTATGCGCCATGAATCCAGTTGGGGGCGCTCCGTAATGTTTACCTTATTCACCACCATAGTTAGCTTTCTTACAGCAGGCGTTCCTAAAGTCCTTGACTTCTTTCAGGACAGAGGCGACAAGAAGCATGAGCTAGAGATGGCGCATTTGCAGCTACAAAGGGAACTGGAGCTACAGAAGGCGGGGCTAGCTAGCCAGGTTAAGATCGAGGAGATTAAGTATGACGAAATTCAAACGACAGCAGCAAGCGCTGAAAGAGGCGCGTTATACGAACACGATATTGAAATTGGTAGAGGCGCGTCAACATGGGCTGTTAACGCTCGCGCAATGGTTCGGCCTGTTATTACTTATGGCCTTTTTTGCCTTCTAGTATTCGTTGAAGCCTTTGGGTTCTACTACTCTATAAATACAGGAACGCCTTTCCCAGTAGCTATGGACCACTTATGGGATGAGGATATGCAAGTGATTTGGGCGTCTATTATTTCGTTTTGGTTCGGTAGCCGCGCATTTAACGGTAAGTAAATGAAAACTTCACCAAGTGGAATATCGTTAATTAGAAAATATGAAGGATACAAGTCTACGCCGTATCGTTGCCCTGCTGGTTTATATACAGTTGGTTACGGTCATGTTATTGGTAATGGCTTGCAGCTACCTGACGAATGGAATCGCACATTTTCTCTGGGGGAAATAAATGCACTACTTGAACGCGATTTGGAACGATTTGAACGCGGTGTGCTTCGTTACTGTCCCGTGTATCTCACTCAATTTCAGTTTGACGCTCTTGTGTCTTTTAGCTTTAATCTCGGCTTGGGAGTACTTCAAAGATCCACGTTAAGGCAAAAGATTAACCGAGGCGACGCAGACGCCGCTAAAGTTATACTGAAGTATAATATGGCTGGGGGTAGGGTACTGAAAGGTTTGACTAACCGTAGAGCCGCAGAGTATAGGATGTTTCATGACAGCAGATGAACTAAAACAATACTTCATTAAAAAGCTAATGCTTGAAGGCAGACTGGATAACCTATCCGGTCAGGCATCTATTGATCCAGAAAAGAGGATGCTAACCGCTTCAGGAAACGTAGACTTTGATGACGGCGGCGTAGGCGCTAAGGTTATATCTGGGCTTCGTGGTAGGCCGTATGTTCAGGGCAGCGCTCAGTACGGGGGGTTTTCAGGGGATATAGACCCCAACCAGCTTACCGGTAGCTACCACAGCGACGACGTAGACTTTAACGCGCTGATTGACAAGAATAGAAGATACAACGCCATGTTAAATATGAATCTTGGCGGGGGTGTTAACGCTGGAGGGTATCTTAGCCCAGAGGACAGGTCGTTATCTGTTGGATACAAGAAGGGTAACTTTAACGCAGACGCAAGTGTTAGCCCGTATCAAAGAATGTTAATGCTTAAATACGGGGGTAAGTTTTAAAGCATCATTTGTGGCATCGCCTGTTAAATTCTGTCAGTATTGTTTTGGATACGTCCGTAGACACTGGTGGAGTAGGCGTGAACTTACTCTCAATAACATATTTGTTACGGCTACGCAGATACTCGATAGCCTCCGCACGTTTCTTTTGATTGTACTCAGTCATAACCATTTTCTCCCATAGAACTACGAATTCCAGAATGTGCTATCCTCCTCAAATCAGGAGAGCCAGCACCGTATTTTTTTCTAATTAAATCACCCGCGTTAACTACTCTTACCTTTGGTTTTCCCACGTAGTACGTACCCACTCGACCACCAATTGTGTCTACCATAGCTAACTGAACAATTCCTTTTAGCTCGACTAGCCTTCTGTTTACTTGGTGTATTCTCAGGCCAGTACCCGCCGCAATCATATCTTTTGAACAGCCAGGGTGCGTGGATATGTAACCAGCTATAAGGGCGCACATTTTAGTTCCTCTAGTTTTTCTTTAATGTCCTTGATTCTAAAGTAAATGAAGCACTTTGTGGCTTTCGTAGCTGTGGCGTCTTGCTCACCCTCTAGCGCTTCCAGTTCTTTCCTGAGCCCGTAGTCTATCCATGCTCTATCCTGGTTAGTCATTGCCTGATTACCGGTGGGTTAGTTGCGTATGGATTATTGGGTGAGTTAGGGCTGTACTTCGACCCATAATTACCATACGGGTTATTGATGGAGTCGGCGCTGTATTTGCT